CATCTAAAGCACCTTCTGTAACAACAATCCTTTTACAAGACCCCGGAGCAAACTTAGACTGCCCGAAGAACTCGTCTTTGTTCTTAACAGATCCTATGGCAAGAAACTTTTTAGTATCTAAATCTCTTCTCTCATAACCAACTATCTTACCTTTGTTAGTTATAGGGTAATAGTGATACTTAATAGTACTGCCATCTTCTTCCGAGTATCCAACCTTTACATCATAAAGCTCGGCTATCTCTTTCTTAATCTTACGCTCTCTGAAACCTCTAATGTCAAAAGTGTTTATCTCATTGATACTCTCTGTAGAACTTTGAAACTCTTTAGGTGCTAACTTGATAGTTTCACCCTTCTCTTCATACACTCCTGTATTTTCACAACCAAAACAGAAATAAGTCATCTTATCACCGTTGTCATAAACAGCCTTGTTATCTCTTGAGCCACAGGCTTCACAAGATTCATGTCTAACAAAGACACCCTCTTGTTTTATTTCTTTATTTTTCATTTTTCCTCCATAGAAAAATAAAGGCCAATTAAGACCTTTAGTTGTGTAAATAGTAACTATCGATACCCCTCAATGAAGAGTATCTGTAGGTACTACTTTGTATTAGTAGTCGCTGTCGTCTGTAAAGTCTAAATCAACTTCTTCCTTTTTAGGCTTTGCAAACTCCGAACCAGAATCCAAACTGCCAAACTCTGAACCTGCAGGGTCTGACTTTTCGTAAGGTATCAAGTTGGTTACAAGAACATTCTTTAAACTCATAGAACTGCCCTTCTGACCTTTGTAGTCCCAGTCGTAAGTATCAAAAGAAATAGTTCCAGTAGAACCATTACCAATGATAACTCCACCCAAGGGCTTGATGTTACCTTCTTCTGTCTTCGTAAAAACACCGGGAGGTGATAAATCTTTACCTGCCGAGGTCTTAGCGTTTTGTTTAAAAGTTACTTTGTATTGACCAGTTTCATTTCCCTCTGCATCCTCTACAGGTCGCAAAGATCTGATAAAACCGTTCTTCTTAAACTTCTGTGCTGTTGTCTTATCTACATAAGCTGTAACAGACCATTGAAGTTTCTCAAAGTTCTCTTGTGGATTGTTGGGGTCTAAAAAACACCAGTTTAATTCCACGTTTTCAACTAAATTAGCCATTCGTTTCCTCCTTCTCTAGCTCATCTATGAATAAAGGTAGTTCCCACATTTGTCCGACACTTCGTCTCATCCAAAGCAGTCTACCCATCTCTAACATTACAACATCAGCATCGTAGCTATAGGAATTCCTATACTCTTCTCTGATAGCAACCCAAGCATCTTGAATATCCTCATTATCCTTCAAAAGCTTCTTTGCCTTTACAGGGCCAATCTTAGGAACACCCTGTATATTGTCAACTTGGTCACCTGCTAACATTTGGTATTGAAAGTTCCTAATACCATCATAGTCAGTGACATAGCTTAACTCTTCTCTCTTAAAATCATACTTTGCACCGGGAACAATCCACAGGTCTTTATCTATTGTACAAATTATTGTATTTTCTTTATTATTAGTCTGAGCAATAGCCAATGTATCATCAGCTTCCTCATTCTCAGATATTTGAGCACCTAGTTCGGAAGTCAAGTAGTCCCTAACCTTCTGGTAATAGAACGGCTTGTCGCCAGTCCTGTTGCCTTTATAAGGTTTTGTCACTGCAATCTCTTTCCTGAAATTAGTATGCCCTGATAAATGTAACTCGTAACTATCTGCTTTAGACTTCTTCACAACACTTTCTATAAAGTCATTTATAAAATCAACACATTCAGCCCAAGATTGAAGAACCGTCTTCCCTGTCATAACTTTATATGGGAATTCTTCTTTCGTAGGATCAGTAACTTGTGTGGACCAGAGTTGTTTTATATCGTCTAAATTGTCTAGAGCATGTCTCTTACTGTCACACTCTTTTAAGATAGAACCGTCTTTGTCTATTACATTATAGTAATTAGTTTGGCAATGGTTAGCCGCCCAATATACAATTATGTCTGCATCTATTAAAGCTATCATTCATCCTCCTTGTATATCTTACCTATATTTTTCAATCTACCATGTATAACCCTGTTAATATAAAATACAGCCTTTTCCAAATCTTGGATAGGGTCGTTCTTTTTATTAAATCTTACAATATACTTTAAAGCACTTCCTATTGCAAAAGCCTCTAGACCATCAAGGTCTGTTGTGGCATCTTCAATAATTTCCAGCGCCTCTATCTTTCCTGAAGTATAGTGCTTTGGGTTGTTTACTTCGTCATTCTTCATTGTCCTCTTCCTCCGTTGTTAAATCAGGGTCAAACGCATCGGCATCCTCGTTAAAATACCAAGAGTCATCTGCCCCTTCATCGTCTGATTCACCTATAAAATGAATCAGCTTATCAATTGCTTCAGGGTCGCCCGGAGACAACCCATAAGTTTCGCATAGCTCTGTAAATTCACTTGCCATTTTTATCTCCTTTAGCGAACTGTTCTCTATAAGATGTCATAAAACTAAGAGATAATATACTTGGAAGCTAAAACCTCTTCCATTTGTAAATCACCATAGTCCATGAGAACCTCATCTTCAAGCCCTAGTAACCTTAATGTATTTCCCAGTTGGTCTTCTTCAAATATCTCTTTAAACACTTGCCCAAAGACATCTAGAAGTAAGTCCATGTTTTCTGCGTTAACTGAAAACTGGTCATGTATCATCATAAAGTCACTAAGACCCAACTCTGCTAACCTTGCAATAACTAAGGCTAGTAGTGCGGCATCTTGAGAGTGTACAAAATTGGCACTAATGCCTCTTTCATGGTCAGTCTTTCTAGCTTCGCTTAAGAAGATCTGATAGCTCAGTTTTACAGGCCTACTTGCAAACATGCAGTTGACTCTTTTGATAGAGGTCTTTGCATAGTTTTGAAAAGCAGTAAAACCAGTAGCAGTCTTCCAAGTAATCATTGGAGTATCTTTATTATCCAACAAGTACTTTCTCACACCCTTCTTTAACAAATCTTTTGCTTCTGTTTGTCTAGGGAATGCCGACTTAACACCATCAAAGATAGCAGTGCCAATATAAGCTGAGTCATCATATGTCATTGCTGACAATAATTCATAGCCATGGTCTCTTCTATCCTCAAATGTCTGGTCTTGTATACAACCTTTCCCTGCATCATAGTAATAGGACATTGTTGGTCTTTTACAAAGTTTTCTCCAAGCTTTATCTCCAAGTTCTTCGAACTCCTTGTAACTGAAGCCATTGTCTAACACAGACTTGGCTATAACCATATATGCATCACCAATTTCTTTCTTAGGATGGTTTATAACATTAGTTTCTTCAGCTCCAGACCTGTCTCTCGTCAAAGCAGATAGTATTTGCAACCCCGAATTGGTAGCATCTAGACCTATAGGTAGGTGACATAGATATTCGTCTCTGCCTAACTCCTCTAGCTTCTTCCATTCCAAAATAGCTGATATAAGCTGAAACTTAGTTTTCTTGTCAGTACTATACTTGTTTAGCCATTCAGAGTTGTGTGGGTCTTTTGAAGCTTCTAATATCTCGTCCATCCAAACATAAGTCCAAAGAACCCTGTCTTCCATAGATATTTTATCTTCCCCAGCACAATTTGCAGTATGTATTGCTAAAGACCTCTCTACTTGCTCAGACCAAGGAACTCCATGATTGAACATTAGCAGACCTTTTGCTAAATCTGAACCTGTAGGCTCAAAATAGTTAACAATTGGATAGAACCTACCTCTACTGTCCAGTTGGAAGTCATAATAGAAAGCTTTCTCAGACATTAGCTTCGCCATATCCATTACCCTGTCAAACTCATATCTTTTTGAAGAAGCCCTTACAACATCTAAAGAGTCTGAAGATTTATCCTTCATCCATCCTGATGCTTTTCTTTTCTTGTAAGTGTTGCTTCTACCGTCTATTTGGGCAACTGTCAGTCCTTTCTTTAAAAGTTGTTGACTAACATTGTCCAGATACCACTTCTTGGCTTGTTTCCCTACAAACTCAGATGTCCGCTTAAAGTTTAAAAGACTCTTTAAAGACTCACTAACTTTCTCACTATCTACAGTCTCTGGGATAAACAAGTGGTCGTTGCTGTCAAAATCACTGACAATTTCTAACAGCTCTTCATTTACAATAAATGCTGTTGAACCGTAAGAGTTTAGAGCATCGTAAACCTTAGGCATTCTCTTGTAGAGATACTTCTTGCTTAACTCCGATGGCATTTTCTTAACTATAGGAACACCATTCTTATAAGGATGTGTCCAACCCTTGTACTCCTCTTGTGGCAAGTCTATGGGTGACACTCTTCTTATCTCTCTAAAATAAAAGAACAATAAGTTCTTCTCATCTTTAAAATCTAACCTGTTTAACTTCATGACACCTTGGGACTCAGTAACCACTTGTGTGTAACCAAGAGATCCGAGTGAACCCAATGCTTCAACCCCTGCTGAAATCATAGTAGCTTCCGCTTTTTGTGAAGTACCTGATTTTAAATTAAATTGGGTGTGTACATTCATCCTTGAAGCCAAGGCTGATGCCGTTGATGTTAGTGCGGTACCTTTCGATAATGCACTGATTGTAAAGTCTAAAATATCTTCCGCAATTGTCCTTACGCTATCTGCACCAAGTAAAACTTTTTTAAATGCAGATTGTCGCCCCTTGCTTACTGTTTGGGACATATGGTTTAATTGTGATGAGATTTGTAATAATAGTAATTCCCTGTTATCCATAAAACCTCCGTTTTTAGTTGTTAACCGTTTGTCAAATTTAAAACATCCTTCTTTGTAATAGTAAAATTAGTGACAGAATCATCAGATGGTGCCGTAAACATAATTTCTCTAGAAAGTTGCTCAAATATACCTTGTAATCCTCTTGCTCCTGTGTTTCCTAGTATAGAATTCCTTGCAATCTCTCGTAATGCACTTTTTGTGATTTTAAACTTAATATCATCCTCTGCAAACAAGTGTTTGTACTGCCCTACTAGGTTATTGTTGATTTTAGACATGATTTCGACCAAATTTTCCTCAGTAAGGGGTCTTAATGATACCCTTGTTGGTAGTCTACTTAGAAGTTCTGGAATAATCCCAAACTTTTCGAAATCCTCCTGCATAACTTTCTTATATATCTCGTCTTTGCTTATTTTTTCTTTACTTTCATTCAAAAATCCAATGTTTTCACTAGGAACTTCCCTAGATAACACTATCTCTTCAATGTTAGTGAAGGCTCCTGCCACAATAAAAAGAACATTTGTGGTGTCAAACATGTAACTTTTAGTCTTTGGCTCAGTTTTACTACCTCCAACCTTGAACTCTCCTCCCTCAACAAGCTTTAAAAGAGCCTGTTGTACACCTTCACCGCTTGGGTCTCGACCTGAGCCTTTTGATGAACAAATCTTGTCTATTTCATCAATAATTACTACCCCACACTGTGCTTTTTCTATATCTCCGTTAGCTTTACGCACTAATGCTTCTAACATGTCCTCTACATCGCCACCAACATACCCTGCTTGGGTTAAACTGTTAGCATCGGCAATGACAAAGGGTAAATTTAGTTTCTTCGCTAATAACGAAGTTATGAAGGTCTTACCGACACCAGTACTTCCAATAAGAAGTATGTTGTTCTTGTTAATTTGTATACCTTCTCGATTTAGCTTAATTCTTTTGAAATGATTGTACATTGCAACCGATAATGTCTTTTTAGCTTCCTCTTGGCCTACTGCATTCTTTTCTAGGAACTCAAATAAGCTTTTTGGAGTTATTTCGTCAAAAATAATAGGACTTGAGTCCTTTGTTTTCAAAATTGATCCATCCGAGTCAACGGCATAAGCAACATCATTATCATCAAAGAAAGAGTCAACCACATCAAGTGACTGTATGTAATCTTTCTCTTTTTGCAAGTCTTCGTAGACAATTTCACCATTATTAACATAATTAATAAATAATTTAGGTGAAGCAGGTGCGACTACTGTTTGAAAACAAACTTCACACACTGTCTTTTCGTAATAATTAATTAGTCTGAAAACATCTAAGTCAGATTTTTGACCTGTACAAATCGTACACATTTCCAAATTGTTCTCCATAGTAGTCCTTTATAGTAATTAATTAAGTAGAAGAAGTAAGAGACTCCTAATTGGTTCAACTAGGGGTCTCTTTTCCACACTCTCTACTAGATGTCATAAAAATGTAATCTCTTAATTACCATTATTTTTTCTTCTAGTCTTTTCTCTAGTGTGTCATTCAAAGTAAGGGCTATTTCACTTACCGCATCACCCACTACTTCTTCTTTTTCTAAATCGGTAAATCCATCAAATCTAGGGCAACACTTGTCTATCTTTGCATAAACAATGTCCCATATCGCTACTGCTAAGAGAATTTCTCGTTTAGCGGTCATTCTTCAACCTCCATTGCCTTTTTATGTAATATTTTAACAGCCTTTTGTTTAGACCAGTAGTCATCTTGCTGTGAGGCCTCCTCGTCTTCAAAACAACTTCTAATTCGCTCTTGTAATTCACCAATTTCTCTATCTTCTACGTCACTAGTTACATTGTAGCCAATTAAAAACTTATCAAAATCTTGTATCAAAGACTTTAATGAATCTAACTCTTTCTTCAGCTTCCTGTTAATTTTTAAAGCTTCATCATTAAAGTTTTTATTGTTATTAGGATTAGTCATAATTCCATCTCCCATGCTACACCTAGTATTCTGCCATGTCTGTCTGTTACATACTCTGTGTTTTCTTCATCATGTTCGTCTATATCACCAAGGTCTATAGCCCAATAGTCTAAATCAATTTGTTTACCTCTTACATAATATTTTTTACTCATCCTTTACCTCCTATATTTTATAGATTGTTTCGTCATCATCTAATTCATAAATGTCAACATCATATTTATCAAAGAAATCTTTTAAAGTAACTTTGTCTTGGTGCTTCATCCAAGAAACACTAAGATTTTTGTCATAAACATTTATGCAAAAGAATTTCTTAGCACCAAAACCTTCTCTATTTTCCATTTGTTCAGTAATCATCTCACTTCCTCCATTGTTAAAAATTAGGCTCGTACTCAACCTCTTGGTCTATAAGAGATTGAAAATGTTCTACTCTTGTTTTATAAAATTCAGCTAGTTCTGTTTTGTCTTCAAATTCAGCATCTTGTTGTAATCTTCGGACTCTTCTAAGTTGAATTGCACAATCAAAGAACTCTATTTCTTTAATCTCCATCCTCTTCCTCCTTGAAAAATATAACATTAATTAACTCTTGGGTACCTTCGGGGTTAAAACCCCAATGAATCTCATCTCGGTCACCATCTATTAATTCACGAAATAACTCGTTAACATCATAATCGCTCAAAGGTATTCTTATTGTTTTTTTATTATTATTCATGTGACACACCTTTATCCTCCAATACTTTTCTAACATCAACACTATCTATGTAGATTCCATATTTATCATGAATATCTACCCATTCGGGCATATCTACATCACAACTTACAACTAAATTTTCAAATTCGTATTCTATATCTTCCATTATTCTCCTTAATTATTAATTCCAAAACCAGACAAATAAAGAAATTAAAATTGTTAAACCTATTAAGGCTTCTAAAAATTCTTTTTTGTCCTCTTTCATATTAGTT